CGGCTCATTCATGCGCGCCAAGGTAGCCGAAACGGCGCTCCTGGACTTTGACCGCCGGCTCGCGCACATAGAAGGAAGGCAGCGATAGCATGGCCCTACCCGGATCACTACCCGTTGAGCAGTTGGACGCCCAACACCCGGAGTACGCCTGCCATGCCATCGCCTGGGATGATATCGATCTGCTCTACCGCGGCGGCCACGCCATCAAAGAGCACGCCGGCCGCTTCCTGGTGAAGCGACCCAAGGAACTGAGTGAGGTTTACTCGGCACGTGAGCAGCGGTTCGCCTACCAGAACATTCTCGGTACGGCGCTCGGCTGGTATCAGTCCGCGATGTTCACCGAAGATCCGGACGTGATCATCCAGCGCGGCGAGAAAACGCTTCCGGCTGATGAGGCGGACTTCTACGGCGACTTCCAGCGCGATTGCACGCGAAGCGGCTGTTCAATGTGGGACGTTGCCGGAGAGATCCTCCTGGACCTCATGCTGTACCGCTCGGCGTACATCCTGAAGGACCTGCCGCCCCAAGAAGGCCAGGCGGTATCGCGTGCGGACCAGAAGGCCAACGGTGCGCTCGATCCCTACCTCGTGATCTACGACCCGCGGCAGGTGATCAATTGGGAGTGCGACCAGTACGGGTGCCTTGCGTGGGTGGTGATTGCCACCACGACCGAGCAGCGGACGTTTGGTGCCAAATCAGAGGTTGTGGACCGCTGGTATTACTTCGACCGTGAACAGTACGGCGTCTACGAGGCCAAGCGCAAGGACAACAAAAAGGCGGAAGTGGCCGATCTCGTGGCCGAGGGACCGCACGCCATGTCCGATATCGGCGAGGTGCCGGTGCGGCGGGTCGAGGTGAAGGACGCCCTGTGGCTGGCGGATCGGGTCTATACCCAGGTGTTGGACCACCTGAACCAGGACAACAGCTACTCCTGGGCGCTGTTCATGGCCAACCTGCCGGTACCTGTGATCAAGGGCGAGTTCAACGGCGAGGTGAAGGCATCGGAAACCGCCTACATCCACCTGGCGGAGAACGGCGCCTTTGAGTGGGCGGAACCGAGCGGTACATCCTTTGAGCACTCAGCAAACCGCATCTCGTCGCTACGTGAAGAAATCTACCGGCAGATGTACCTGCAAGCGCAGGCGCGTAGCAACGAGGCTACGCCGGCCGCCCAGAGCGGCATCAGCAAAGAGCAGGACATGGCGCCGAGCAAGGACGTGCTCAATGCCTTCGGTGACGTGTTGCGGCGCGCGCTGGCCAGTATCCTGGCCGATGTAGCGGCGATCAGGGGCGATACAGACCTGACGTTTGAGGTTCGCGGGTTTGATTTCAGCGACACCGATACCGACCAGGAAGTGAAGGCGGCCGAGAGCGTTGATACCCTTGGCATCCAGTCCGATACGCTCCGCAAAGAGACGCACAAGCGGGTGGCCCGGTGCCTGCTGCGGGATGCGCAGCCGGAACTGCTGAAGCAGGTAGAGGCCGAGATCGACGCTGCTCCCACACAGGAAGAGCAGCAGGCCGCCGACGAGCAGAAGCTACGGGAGCGGGTGCGCGCCGGCATCACCGGCTCAGCACTGGCGGCGTAGGGTATGCGATGGTTTCGGTTCTACGATGACGTGCTGAACGATCCAAAGGTTCAGCGGCTTGACCCGCAAACGTTCAAGAACTGGGTGAACGTGCTATGCCTGGCAAGCAAGAACGGTGGCGTGCTGCCGCCGCCTGCGGATATCGGATTCCTGCTGCGAATGAGCACGCAGGACGCCGAAGAGATGATCGGCGAGTTACGCTGGGCCGACCTGCTTGACAAAACAGACGCGGGGCTCGTGCCGCATAACTGGGATGCTCGGCAGTATCGCTCAGATAACAGTACAGAGCGAGTGAAACGTTTCAGGAACAGCAAACGAAACGTTTCTGAAACGTTTCATGAAACGAAAGTGAAACGGCGTGAAACGGTAGGGGTGAAACAAAATGAAACGGTAACTGAAACAGGACCAGATACAGATACAGATACAGATACAGACTCTACCCCCTTACCCCCTTCTCCCGCAAACGAGCAAATCCGAATCCTGGTCGGTGGTGAGCCGTCGATGGTGTCTCGACCAGACGCCGTACGACTGCTGAGAGACGGTGCACGACTGATTGACTTGCCCATCGATCACATCGATGGGTTGGAGTGGGCGCCGAAGGAAGACCTGGAAAACCTGTGGATGCGGCTGGATCACCTGACCTACGGCGACGCACAACCGCAGCCGTACTGCTGAGGCAATATGTGGGAATACACAACAGTTCTCGTAAATCGACAAGACTCCAGTGACGTGCCGCCAGCATTGGCGTGTCTCAATGGCATGGGCTTCAGGGGCTGGGAGGCATTCTCGGTTACTGAGTCATCCGAGGACGACGCTTTCACGGTGTGGCTCAAGCGAAAGGTCAACATTGAGAACAGTTAATCGCGTAATTTTGCTGGGAAATTTGGGCAGGGAAGCAGAAACCAAGTTCACGCCGAGCGGCGCCGCCTGTACTCGCTTCTCCGTGGCGACTAGCCGCCGCTGGAAGGATCAGCAGTCCAGCGAGTGGAAGGAAGAGACTGACTGGCACAACGTAGTGCTCTGGCGGGCCGAGAAAGTGGCCGAGTATCTCACCAAGGGCCAGAAGGTGTACGTCGAGGGCAGGCTACAGACCCGCAGTTACGACGACAAGGACGGTGTAAAACGATTCACCACCGAGGTGGTGGCTGATTCCGTCATCTTGCTCGGCGCGAACGCACAGAGCGCGCCCAATGCGCAGCAGCGGGCATCTAGCGGAGCGGTGCCGAGCGCGATTGACGACGATGTGCCGTTCTAGCGATTGGCGGCACGAGGTGCTACCCGCGCGAGATGCCGGAGCCGATGCGAACCGCGCGACTGGTCGAGTTGCTGGACCGGCGAGATGAGATAGACCGGCGCATCGAAGAGTTAAAGCGAGTTCAGAATGACGTACAGCCGTGTAGCGATTGAAGACGCCATGCGCGTTGTGGCGCGGGCCGAGGGTGATGCGGCCAAGCGGGACCAGTCAGCCATGCTGGACGTGCTCCTGTTGGGCGATGTTCCATCCCAGAGTTTCATTGCTCTGACGAAAACGCTACATGGGCTCGTTATGGCAAAACCCACGATTGTTTCGATGGCTTCGGCTCTTACGTTCGCTGTTCGCGCGGGCTACATGGCGGGCTATTCGGCTGCCCAAGTGGACACGCTGGAGCAGATGTACTGCCTCGGGCCCAGTGCTGGACCTGACGATCCACCCCAACGGGGCTGAATACGATTTCGGTAGTACCCCAATGCAAACAAGAGAGCGGCTCGGGCGATTATACGCTCAGGTGAATTTGATGAAATACGTCGCCACCATGCCGCAATGTCGGCGCGTTGGGGAAGTGATTTGCATGGAGATCGTGGACCGGGAACTTACCGACTTAGCGGTGCAAACCGCTCTCGATGAGGCAGACGAGACTCTACGGTCGCCATCGCCGAGCCTGCCGGCGGAATAAAGCAGGGTGAACCAGGCCGCGCTGGTCAATCGCGGGTGCAGACAGGAGACATATGCGTAAGTTTTGGTGGATGCAGCAGGGACCGCTGCGCGACGAGGCCAGTGAAGGCGGAGACGGCGGCGGCGGTAATGGCGGGGCGCCCGCGTTCGATCCGGCGAAGTTCAGGAGCGAACTGCTGGCTGAGTTCAACAAGGGGCTGAATGGTGCCTTGGCAAAACTCAAAACGGAACTGACCCCCAAGAAAGCGGATCCTGAGCCGGAACCCGAGCCCGAGCCTGAACCGGACACCAAGAAAGGCGATCCAAAGCCAGATTGGAAGGTCGGGAAACTCGAGCGCGACCTGGCAAAGATGAAAGCCGATCTCGAGGCCGAGCGCAAGCAGCGGGTCGAGACGGAAAAAGAAGCGGCCGAGAAGGAACGGCTCTCTTTGATTCGTGCCGAGATCGCAAAGGCTGGAATCGCTGATCACTCCAGTGACGATGCGTTCCGGTACTTCAGGGATGAGGTTAAGCGTAGCGAAGACGGCGCGCTGGTTGGTCCGGAAGGTCAGCCGTTTACCGAATTCCTGACGCAAACGCTCGACAAGAAACAGAACTGGCTTCCACCGAAACCGATTGGCGGTGCCGGCGCAAGCGCTGGTAATCGCCGAGGCAACAAGACCCCAACACTGGACGACATCAAGCCTGGGATGCCGCCGGAAGAGAGGAAGCGCATCCTCGATTGGATTCAGCAGTCAGGCGGCCGGTAACGGCGAACACCCTAAACAACAAATCAGGAGTTAATTGAATGGCAAACGAAATCACTTCCGCGAACGTCGCACAGGCTATCGTCAAACTGGTCGCCGTGGACGCTCTCCCGGCCCTCATGAGCAACCTCGTGATGGGCAATCTCGTGAACCGCAGTTTTGAGCCCGCGCTTGGCAATGTCGGCGACACGATCAATGTGCCGATTCCTCCCGCGATGACGGCAAAGAACCTGGCCGAGGCCGGCACGGTCACGAACCAGAACCCCAACCTGGGCAATGCCCAGATCGTGCTGAACACGCACGCCGAAGCAACGTTCGTGATTCCGGACGTGACGAGCGTTCTCGCTTCGCCCGATCTGCTCGCGATGTACATGAAGCCGGCCGTCATTGCGCTGGCTGAAAAGATCGAAGGCGATCTGTTCGGGTTGCACGCGCTCCTGACCGCCAACACTGCGGTCGGCACGGCCAATACGACCATTACCGAGGCCGTGGTGGACAACGCTGAAACCACGCTGTTCGATGCGAAGGTTCCGCAGAGCGAACCCAAGTATCTGGTTCTCAACGGCGCGACGTACAGTTCCGCCCGCCAGATCCCGCGGTTCAGCGAAGAGCAGACCTCCGGAGACGGCGCTGCGATCGCTTCCGGCGTTGTGGCCAGCCTGAAGGGCTTCCGGGTGTACCGCTCGCAGTTGGTGAAGAAAGTTACCACCACGACCTACAACATGGCGTTCGCGAAGGACGCGCTGGGTCTGGTGATTCGCCGGCTGCCGCCGATCATGCAGGGCACTGGTGCGGTTGCCCAGTACGCCGAGCAGGGCGGATTCGGAATGCGCGTTGTCATGAGCTACGACCCCACCACGCTCAGCCAGCGGTTCACCGTTGACGTGTTGTACGGTTGCGGTGTGCTGCGCAACGTCTACGGCGTTGTGGTGCTCAGCTAGTCAGGCTGAGCCCGACAAGGGGCACTCATGAACATCTACGAATACTGGCAGGGAGTCAATAAACTGCATGACTCTCTGCCTCCGGGCGATCACCTCACCGTGATCTCCGTTGACTACCGAGAGAAGGGCATCACGGCTGGCCACGTCTGCATCGTGGAACGCAAGGATGCCGCGCGGTTGATTTTCGACCGTACTCATCGCCTCGCCGAGCCCGAGGAAATCGACTCCGATCAGCGCAAGCAGGAAGAGCGCCGGGCCGAGGCCGCCAAAACCGAGAACGAGCGCCGGGGAAATCCAATACTCCCCGATGGGCTGTTGGAGAATTTGATCCGCCTGGCCGAGCAGGGAGCGCAGGGTGCGCCGTCCGCCGGTGTGGCAAACGAGAAACGAAGGAAGCCGGAGTAACCCGGCACGAAAGGATTTTGTAAATGGCTGTTATCACCAACATTACGACCGGGCTTCAGGCTCCCAGTTCCGCCGGTGCTGTTACCGGCTCTTTGGACATCAGTGGGCTTTCCGGGGACTTCACAATCAAGATCCGCATTGCGGAACTCACCGCCGCCAAGACGGTTGTCTTCGCGCTCGAGGATACCGTGGATGCCTACAGTGCCGTGATCACGCACTGGGTTGTTCAGGCCACTGGCGAAATCAAGCAGCCGGCGGACAAGGTGTTCTCGATCAAGAAGCAGGACATCCCGGCGTTCCGTCTGGGCACGTCGTCTGCCGCTTGCCGGATTAACATGCTGTTCTGCACTTCGACGCCGGGCGTTAAGGTTCACGCCTGGATCGAGCAGTAGGGCGCATCGATTACAACCGAGTGGGCCGCTGGCAATAGCGGCCCCTTTTTGAAAAAGGAGAATCGATGGCGAAGCATCTTTCAGCAACGGATCTTTCAACGCTACTGGCCCACGCCTTTACGAAAGCGGCGGGCAAGAACATCACGGGCTGTGCGGCGTCCAACAACGTGGTGACCGTTACGGCCACCGCTCACGGCTACGCTACCGGAGACTGGATCGAGCATACGGCAATTGGCGGAGCGGCTGAGGCAAACGGGCTCGTCAAGATCACGAGGGTGGACGCCAACAGTTACACCATTGATGGCCTGACGGCGGTCACCAGTTATACCTCTGGCGGAGTCGCCAAGAAGGTTTCACTCACCGGGCTGGTGAGCCAACTTAAGAAGCGGGACATCACCGCACTGCTGAACGTGTTCAACCGTATTCCGCACGTCGAAGAGCAGGATAGCGGCGATGGTTCGCGGGAAACCGCGATCGGCACGTTGTTTGCCGGGCTCACCCCGTAGTCACGACATACACCAAGAGAGGGTGTGGGAATAAATGCACGGTCCCGCACCCCACATTACTTTGCAAAGGAGAAAACGAATGCTATATCAGAAAGCCCTCAATTTCACCTACGGGCTCGTCACGGGATTGGCCTTGATGCTCTGCGTAGCGATGGTGGCCACCGCTGCTGAGCCGCCAGCCCCACTGAAGCCCGAAGTCAAGGTTTCCCTGCTCGAGTCCATGCTGCGAATGAAGGCACTGGAAAACGATTTCATGCGGGCGCAGGACCAAATGACGAAGATCAGCGAAGCGCACAAGGCAGAGGCGGCTAAGTTCGCCGAGGCTGTGGCCAAGGCCAAGGAAGGCATCACCGGCCACGACCTGGACGCCAGCCTCAACTGGGTGGAAGTGAAACCGCCCGCGCCCGCGAAGCCGGAACCAAAGAAGTAGGCCACTTATGCCATTGACTCCTGAATCACTTACCAAGTCACAGATTTGTGCTGGCACGTTGAACTTATCGGCATATGCGATTACCGCTGGAAGGATTTCTGCGGCTCCGACCTCGGGGCCGAGGTTCACGTTCAACGGAGTGTCGATTTGGCAAAAGTTAGCGATGTGCTGGACTGTGCTGCGACACGGGTACTTTGATTTGCCGAAAGTGCGGTAACACACAATGGCCCTGTTTGTTGACGCCGACCACGTATCGCAAGCCGATCTGCTCGCGATCGATCCCGAGATACCGGACATCGCCGAGGCCGAAGGCATCAACACGGGCCAAGTCATCCGGCAATCGTGGGACGAGTGCGCCGATGCGCTCCTGGCCGTTGCGCAACGGTTCGGTTCAGGCGCTACCGATTGGACCTCGGGTTATACGCTTCGGAACGGCGCCGGATCTGGCAACATCCCGGCCATCCAGTTATCGCAGATCGTGGTATCCCCGCAGGATGGCCGCCGTATCTCGCCGCTGCGCCGGTGGATGATCTACCAAGCGCTCGGCATGTTCTACCGGGCGGCAGCCAATCGGCGCGTTACCGACCGCTACCAGGGCAAACTGGACGCCAATGTTGAAACGCTGAAGTGGCGCTGGCGTGATGTGTTTTCGCACGGCATCCCGGTGGTTACGGTGCCGCTACCCTGCCCTGGCGCGGTCCACGAACTGGACGCCGGTGATTTCACGGATACCGGCGTCACGGCCGTGGCCGGCGGATCTGCCGCGGCTACCGATGCCGAGGTGTCCATCACCTGGGTGGATGAGACTTCGTACGTTTCGCAGGAAGCACGCCGACAGGGCGAATCCGGCCCAAGCACGGCAGTGCAGTTTACGATTCCCGCGAATAGTCTGCTCAGGGTTGACATTTCCGGGCTGGTGCCTCCCGGCTCTGTACCGTACCAGGGCGGTACGGCCAACGGCATCCGCTCGTACCGCAAGGCAACCGGCTGGAACGTCTACGTCGGCACGCCGGGCGGTTCGCGGTATCTCCAGAACGCCGCGCCGATTGCTCTCACGTCCACTACCTACACGCTTGCGGCGGCACCGGTGCTCAGTGGATACATCCAGAGCTCCGGCCAAGTGCCTGACGTGAATCTGACTCTTCAAAACACTTTCCAAAGGGGTTGATTTTATGCGTTTTGCTGTGAAGGTCTGCCTGTTGTCTGTTGCAATCGCCTGCCTGATTGCATTCGCCCAAATACCGCCGGTATCAACGGCAGAAAGTTGCGTTTCGCAGGACGCCAGCGGCCACCTGATCGCCGTCCCATGTAGGCCAGTTGCCAGCGTACACATCACATCCGAAGTACAACTGCCGCCAGCGCCCTCCCCGTTCGACTACAACGCGCAACTCGCCGCCAACAAGGCACAAGCCGCCGAGATGGAGCGCTTCGAGATGGCGCGGCGGACGAATAGTTACCAGATTGCCTGGCAGAATTGGCAGCGCAATGCACCGATTCGCGCAGCGCTCGGCTTGGTCGCAGATGCGGAACCACAGCCGCCTTACGTGTTCCATGCAACGTTTGACGAGAGCAACTGGCGGCTTGTTGCGGCCGAGGGTCCGGACCGACTGGAGCGCATGACGACTCCGCCGGAAGCACCACGGCCACCGCCCAGCGCATCGCTACCCGGGGCCCCATGGGACGGTACGCCCTACAGGCACATTAAGCCGAATGACCCGAGCGCACCGGGCGTCGAGGCGGATTTTGAAGGCGCCCGCTGGATTCGCGTGGACGTGCCGCATATGTTTGGCGGAGTCTACAAGCTCTGGAAGCGCAAATGATGGACGAGCTGGAAGCGGCCATGATCGAGGACTTGGCCAAGCGCGCGCACGTAGCGGCCAGTGAATCACTGGGCGGGCGTGGCAACTGGGAAGATCTCAACGACACCATGCGCAACGTATGGCGAGCCGTGGCCCGATCCATCTGGAACCATCTGACGAGTCAATCAACATGAAACCAGTTTTCGACTATCAGCAGCGGTTCATGTGGCTGATGCCGGATGGCCGACGAGTGGAACGCGAACGCCGGTTACCCAACGGCCAAATCGTAAAGGTCCAGGAGCAAATAAAACCGAGCCCCGTAGATGCCCCGTAGACGAGTCGGCGAAGTACTGGCCAGCCATAACCGCTACATCGATAACCTGGTGGCGGGCTTCGAGCGGGAACTGCGCGGCATTCTGGCGTCCGCGCAGGCTCATGTAGCGGGCGAACTCCAGAAGCGCCTCGCCATTACGGATGGAGTAATCGACCGCACGCCAGGCAATCAACGGATATTGCGCGGCGTCGATAAGTTGATGGCCAAGGCGCTGGACCGCGCCGGATACCCGCAGGCATCCGAGGCGTTCGTACAAACCTTCAACGGGCACCTGCCGTACTTCGAAGAGATGCTGGCGGCGATCAGCGAGAATCTGAAAACGCCGCTTGTCGTCAAGTGGGGCAAGCGCGACCTCGCGCTATTCGAGACGCAGCAGTTGAGCGTAATCGATAGTCTCGGTGCCATTGCTGAAGGTGCGGCAGTAGCGGCCAAGAAGAGAGCCCTCCTGAGTGTGGGTGCATTGCCGTTCGGCGATCTCGTGGAGCAGGTGGCCATAGCGGTGAATCGCTCACTGAGCGAAGCACAAACCCTGGCCGAGACGGCATCCACGATGTTCGCCCGGACCATCACGGATCGCGGGTTTCGGCAGATTGAGGCGGACCTACCGAAGGGCGCGATTCGGTACGGATTCGAGGGACCGACTGACAAATTGACGCGCGACTTCTGTCGCAGGTTGGTGGCACGCACCAGGCGTAACCCGATGACGCGAGGCGTGATCGAAAAGTTGGACAACGGCCAGTTGCCGGATGTGTTCATTACGGGCGGCGGATATAACTGCCGGCACCAGTGGATTATTGAGGAAATCAAGCAGTGACGGCCGTTGCATTCTTGCTCTTTCAGGTGTGCCTGCCGCCTGAACGCTGCGAAACCATCAACAAGATCTATGAACAATCCAGGCGCGAATGTGCTCAGTTCTATAGTCAAGACGCGACATGCTTGTCGGGGCAATTCGATCGCAACTTTAGATGGTTTGTATTGAAATACGATGATCGGATCACTGGACCGCCCGGCGTGCCAGGCCCCGCTGGAAACGAGGATCGTGGGGCTGCGCTACGTCGGTTGGAGATGGAAGTAGACCGGCAACGGGCCGAGGCGCACAAAGCAGAGCCTGTGGTTGATAACTGGGCATGGAAGTACCGCGAGTTCCTGATTGAGTTACGCGAGTTCAACAAGGAACTGGATGCCGGGCTATGGTCCGCTAAGCGATGGAGGCGGGTCACAAAGAAGTTTGACGCACTCAGGAAGCAGTGACCAGTGATCATCCTATACGGCCCCAATCATGAGCCGATAAAGCGAATCGAGTCATGCGGATTCAGGGCGGGAGCAGATGGCTGCGGGCGTAACGATCAAAACATCAAGCGGACGGAGCCCGCATCAAGTCCTGGTGGACCTGAAGACGGCCGCCAAGATAACGCAGGGTGATGCCCTGTACGCCGGTCAGCGGCAACGCGCCCGTATCCTGCAACGCACGGAGCGCGGCGTAGACGCCGACGGTAAGCCGTTCGCGCCGTACAGCACCAACGGGCCGTACTACTACAACCCCAACGGGCGGTTGAATGCTCCGGTATCTGACAAGCAGCAGAAGGCGGCAGTAAAGCGGCTGCACGGCAAGATCACCGAGGGCGGACGCATTAAGGCGAAGGGTAGTTCAAGCGCACCGCGAGTGAGCCGCACAGGAAAGAGCATCCGCTTCGAATCGTACGCCGCGTTTAAAAAATGGCTCGGGCGGCGCGGCGTGGATTTGCGTGGGCCGAAAGCGCCCCACATGCTGCAAGCCATCGTGGTGAAGGTGGGGGCGCTGATCTCAAGCGGCGGCGCAGTATCGGCCACGGCCAGCACGCAACCGGCGGAAGAGATGCGGATCGGCATCTACGGCGAAGCGGCGGCGCGGGCCACTGGCCACAACGAAGGCGCCGGGCGTCTGCCGAAGCGCAGGTTTTTCTGGACCAGCAGAGCGGACGCCAAGGCAATGGCTCAGGACATTCTGACGCGCATCCGAGCGCGACTACAAGGACGGCGGTGATGGCGTTCTGGAAAGAGTATCCCAATCGCAAGGACTGGCGGAAAGCGGCACAGCCCGTAGCTTCTGGCTGTGCCCCACATGGTTGGTGTCCTTGGTGTCGCGATAACCGGCTATATCAGCAACGCAAGGAATCCCAACGCGCTGCGGAGCAATTGAGGGAGTATGGCTCAAATCTCTAAGCGCGTGCGTGAGTGCGTGATGGACCGGCTGCGCACCGGCTGGCTCCTCAAGTTGAACGAGGTGGCCAACGATTACGCCGTCTCCGCCACTGACCTGGACCGGCTACGCTCCATCGACTGGCAGGGCAACCGCAAGCAGGTTTTTCAGGGCCAGATTGATCCGGATTCCATCGCCAATTCCACAACGGTGGTTTATCCCATCGTTCGGGTCTTCACAGGCGGATCAGTTCACGACGGCACCGAGAAGTTCCAACTATTCTCCGGCACCGTCCCAATCGATATCGAATTCATCTTTTCGTGGCGCGATGCCGCGGCGCTTCCCAATTTCGAGGAGACGGCGGACCTAGTGGAAGGCACGATGGTAGCGCTGTTCCACAACCGCCTGTGGATCGGCATCACGAGCAACGGCGTTGTGTACAACGGGGAATTTACGCACTCGCGGGGTGCGATAGTCGAGGCCGCGGAGCACTGGCAGCAGACGCTCGGCTTCCGCCTCGTTTTCGGTGTGGATGTCTAAAGGAGGCACATGCAGAAATTTAAGTTTGTCGGCTCCGAGTGCGTGATTGGCGATCGGAAACTCTCCAAGCTCGGGGAAGAGATCATGCTGAGTGAGCAGCAGATCAAGGATGTGATTGCACCGAAAGGCGCGGCGCTCATCACGGAAAAAGCATTCGAGTCTTGCGGCTTCACGGAGCAGGAGATCAGCATCTACGCCTATCAGGGCCAGCGCATCACCGCGCCCGAGGTGTTCATGGCCAAACTGCGCAAGGCGTGGCAGTTGGTTGGCGTGCCGGATGTGCCCGCCGCGAAAGGGGCAAAGTAAATGGCTGTATCGCAAACGATTCTTGAGCGAGTCTACGCCAAAGTAGAGAGCGCGTGGGGTGTCGCGGCCACGCTCGCTGGCGCGGACTGCATGAGGCACACCAAATGCGTTCTGCGGGCGGATCAGGCGTTCATCGCGTCCAGCGATAAGACGGGTTCCATCTCGGCCAGCGAGGGCGCACTGGGGGCGCGCGGCGGCACGTGGTCCCTGGACTGGGAAGCTCGGCCGCATGGCACGGCTGGCACGGTCCCGGATTGTGACCCGATCCTCGAGGCGGCATTCGGCCAGGCTGCGACGATCTCCGCTGGCGTGAGCGCGATCTACTCGCTGAACAGCGCCATCAAGGGCTTTTCGCTTGGCCGGTATCGCCAGCCCGCAAATGTCATGCAGCAGATGGGAATTGGCTGCGTGGTCCAGGAGTTGGCGTTTTCGTTCGTCCAGCAGTCCAACTGCCGGTTTACCGCTTCCGGCTCCAACCTCTGGGTGCCTGACTCCATCACGTTTGCTTCGCTGGATTCTGGCGGCAAGGGCGGACTGGTGTCGTTCCCGGCGGAACCCGCTACGCCGACCACGAACGGCACGCCGGTGAATGGATTGGCCGGTACAGCCACGCTGGACGGCAACACCACGGTGCAGATCCGGGCGGCCAACGTGCGGCTCGTTACTGCCATCGAAGTGCCGCGTGATCGACTGTTCGCTGGCCAGTACGGCAGTTCGCCCGAGCGAGACATCCTGGGCGTGTTCGTGGACCTCACCATCGTGGACGAGGACATCGCGGCAGTGACCGGGTTGTATACCAAGGCGTTGCTTGGCACCAAGATCGCCATCACGTTGGAGGCTGGCACGGGAACGGGCACGCGCATCCAGTGGTCAATGCCGCTCTGCAAGTTGCCGATGCCCGAATTGGACGACAGCGCCCGCAAGTGGGCCAGCAATCTATCCGGCATTCGCGCGTATGCCAGCACCCTCACGGCGCTGGACGAAGTGGCGTTGAAGTTCTACTAAAGCCTTATGCCCAGCGGCGGCGTGGACAGTGACACGCCCCCCAACCCTGAGAGGG